TCTGTATCTTCAAATTTTGAAACTCTATCAACATCCCATCAGCCATCTCCAAATTAAAGCCAGAAACCCCCTTAACACCCGAAAAGAAAGTCAATTTTGATGCGGGAACCGACTCTTTGAACGATAAACTACCACAATCCGTTTGCACACGGAATGTGTAATAGCTCCTTTTCTGCTGTGCAATTAAATGCTTGGGCACCAAAACACGATTCCCATCAATCTGTACACCATACATTGTCAACATACGATCGTCTCCCATATACGTTATTTTAACGCATTGGGATGCAAACGTATCCAGCAACTTATGAGATGCAAGAGATGTATCAGCCTCAATTTCAGAAAGATCATCTAACCAATCCACAGCATGGGCCCTAGCAGCGCCACGCAATTTTCGGTTGCTAGCAGATTGAGTCTCTTTCTTCTTGTTACCACCTGAGCAAGTTGACTCCATTTGCTTCCAATCTCGTGAATCTTGATCCCAGTGATACTGCTTCCCATGTTTGTCAAAGTAACCATGACCATCTTCACTAGCGTGCTTCTCTAACCCTAGAGCATCACGCCGCGCGAACATAAGATCTATGTCTGCCAGAGCACACGTCTCAACCGAACCACGTGGCCCACCCAAACACAGTCTCAAAATAGACCCAACTATTGCGGAAATTGCAGAAACAAAAACTTTAAAAATCAAACCAAATATAAACGCAGTTATAAACGATGCCAACAAACCCTTCACAAAAGACCAACACTCACCACTCAGTTCCACATCAACACAACGCGCATAATAACACAAATCCTCAAAATCCTGTGGATCTAAATGGTGTGTAAAATGAACAAATTTCAAATCTGACAATGCAAAAGAGATCACACTGTTAAATTGGTTAGGCCCGGTTGCAATTGTCTGACCAAAAATGTTCGTCGTGAAACTCCAACCACGCGCACCCAAGCGCGCTTGAGTTCTGTGAGTATCACTATTTGTTGTTATAGAATTCCTAAAAACACGATAATCAACAACAAGATTCATCACAGCCTCAAGTAAATCCTGGTCGGAAGCCTCCTCCAAAGGAAAATCTAAAGGAACTTGGCGTTCTGCCCAAACACGAAAAAGTGCTTGTGTAGACGCAAAACTCCTGGCGTGCATTCTACGCAACGTTTCAGTATCAAAATTCATTAAATCAGTCAAACAACGAATATCTTTTATACTATCATTGGACAATGTGGGTCGCGGTGGTCGAATCATCAAGCGATGCTCAACAAAAGTTGTACTTGTTGTTGGCACCAACACGACCTTTGGGGTCGTATCATCATCGGATCCATGAGCCTCCGCTCCAATATTCGCATGAGCACGTTTACGCAAAACAGAATTGACAACACGGTCAACAAGTTGATCAACGGTAACAACGCTATATTCATCTCTAAACGCACGTTGGTTCACCACATTGACACCTGCAGCCACGTTTGGAATTTGGTGCTGAACACCATTGTCTTCAGCCAAAAGCGTCCAATTGTTGAACTCCTCTACTGTAACAGGGTGGATCCGCCCACCAGGAAAATTTTGCACCACAGCACCCGACGGAACGGGCAGAGCACGTGAAGGATCATGTGCATACATGACTAAATGCGATAAATCACTCATAGCCCCGGTGTTCGTGTCTGACAACACATTATTTGGAAAACCAGTCTGCCAACAAAACAACACATGATTTTGCATACGCCGCAACAAAGCCTCACGGTTTACATTAGTTTCAGGGAAAGCTGTGTTTGATGTGCAAATTATAACCTCAGATGTGAAAACAGTCTTTTTGTCACTAATACTCGCCATTGGAACGGGATATGTAGACGAAGAAATCAATGCCAACCACGACTTATGTTCCTCGTCCTCTGTACCCGCTTTTGGCTTAACCGCACAAAAAGCTTCCTCTATTTTGCAAATTGGTTGATTGCAATAACGATCCCAATGCTTTTGTAACGGATTTCTATCATACTTATATTGCCCAGAACGTAGCTCATCAG